CCCACCTTATGGAATTGATTTCATGGGTAAGAAATGGGATTATGATGTTCCGTCTACAGAGATTTGGGAACAGGCAATGAGAGTTCTCAAACCAGGTGGTTATCTATTGGCATTTGCTGGTACACGTACACAACACCGCATGGCGGTTCGTATTGAGGATGCTGGCTTTGAAATTCGTGATATGATTGCTTGGGTCTATGGTTCTGGTTTCCCTAAGTCTCATAATATCAGTAAGGCTATTGATAAGCATAGTGAGAAACCAGAAACAAATGAAAAAATAATTGAATTGAAAACCCAACTTATTGAAATGTTTGATCAGTGTGGGTTGACCAGAAAGAAAATAGATGAAAAATGTGGTTTTCGTGCTAGTAACTATTTGACACTTCCTTCTGAAACTAAAAAATATGATCCATGGGTTAATATACTACCGTCACATGACAAATGGAAAATAATAAAAGAAGTTATTGGCGCTAAAGATGATTTGGATATTGATGCCTTGTATAATGATATTGAACGTGAAGTAATTGGAACACAGACAAAAGCAAGAAGCACAAGTGGTAAATCAGCATTACCCACAGTTGGTGGTGATGTCATATACGAAACTTGGGAAATAACTGCTTCCGCTACTGATGCCGCAAAACAATGGGAAGGTTGGGGTACAGCACTCAAACCTGCACTAGAACCTATCACAGTTGCACGTAAACCATTAGAGGAAAAGACTGTCGCCGCTAATGTATTGAAGTATGGAACTGGTGGTATCAATATTGATGCTAGTCGAGTGGAAACCAATCAAGAAATAACTAATCACTCAAGAGGAAAAGATTCTGCGATTAGCAAAGGCAAATATGGCGATAGTAAAGAGCAAGAAACGCATCAAACAGAAGGCCAAAAACTTGGTCGTTTCCCCGCCAATCTTATTCACGATGGTTCTGGGGAAGTTACTGAGTTATTCCCTGATACTAAGAGTAGATCAAACAAGAGTGGAAGCAGTGCATCAAACAATCGGGAAGTATATGGAAAATACACTGGAGAACTGGAATGTGGCGCATCCGCTAACCATGACCCTATCGGTATCGAAGCTTCAGCCGCACGTTTCTTTTATGTTCCAAAGACATCTAAGAAAGATCGTAATGATGGATTAGAGAACTTTACACCAAAGGCTACAGCGTCTTCTGAGTTCAGACCAAACCATGCAGAGAAAGCAGACAACGGTGAAGATGGCAATCCATATGGGCGTTGGACACCTACACAGAACAATCACCCTACTGTAAAGCCTACTGACCTTATGCGTTACCTTGTAACTATGGTGACACCAAAAGGTGGTACAACCCTTGATCCGTTCATGGGTAGTGGTTCTACAGGACGTGGTGCGAAGCTAGGTGGGTTTAACTTCATTGGTATTGAACTAGATGAAAACTATTTGGAGATTGCTAAGGCTAGAATTGATGCCATATCTACTGAGGTTACGTTGGAAGATTTTTTTGCTTGACACCAAACGAATCGTAGGGTATGATTAAAACTTATTAAATAAGGAGAAAAATATGAACGAATGGATAACAGATTGTTGGAATGTCGTGATGGATCATGAAAAAAATCCACTAAGTAACATTCCCGATTTTAGTACACGACATATGATTATGCAAGTTCTTGCGTGGATGTGGTGTATTGTATTTGCTATTATTGTAGGTAGCATGTGGGCAGGGGTAATTAGTATGATGCTACATGCTCTACTATTAGCCGCAATTGCAGTAACAGTAGCAACATTTGAGACAGCGAAGCGTAAGCCAAATGTATTTGGTACTTATAGTGGTCGCGGAAATGGTGGCGAACATGAGTAAATTTGAAGTACGCAGACCACACAAAATGATGGATTGGCTAGAAGGTGAAATGACTGACTGGGCTATTGGATTGGTCACTGAACACTTTGGCGTCGAAGAAGTCGATCTGTTGGATCGTGAGCAACTTGATGAAGTGATCGCTGAATATGAGCGCCTATCTGAACAAGCGGGTTACGATTGGTTAGCAATCGGTATGCGAAACGCTATCGGTATTTGGGAGAATGAGAACGACGAATACATTCTCTAAACAGCAAAACTTTCACCGCAACCGCATGAAGCTGTTGCGTTGGGATTGACTACTTTGAGGTAACTCCCTCCCAGTTCTTCAATGTAGTCAATTGTACATCCAAAGATGAACATCTCTGCCATGGGATCAAGCCACAGATTTTCAACAGTGGGTTCCTTATCGGTAACACCCCACTCATATTGAAAACCAGAACATCCACCACCTTTTACGTTGAGTGATACGTTTGGTTTGCCTACAGTCTTTAAATAACTTTTGGCTCTATCTGTGACTTGAATTTTCATTTATTCAGATTTCCAAATAGTCCATGCACCGTAAGCAATCATGCCATACGCTACTAAACTCATTGGTGCTAACACCATTGCGATACCTGTGCCAATTAGCACGGCTCCATCTAATGATGTACGCTCAGTACATCTACTTTTAATCCAATTCATAGTTTTTCTCCTAGTTTTGTTTGGTTAACATAATGTTAATCAATTGCCACTATATTGGGCGGCAAGCCTTCCCTTTTGGATAGAGTAACCGCCTTTGCGCTATAACGTGGCTGTCCGTCAACTTTATTGACGAAGCACTTGTATTTATAAGGATTGTACGTTACAGATGTCCCATTTTTGTTGGTTTCTGTCGTTTCAACTAGTGTGCCACGCACGAAAGCGTGTACATTCTTACGTCCTTCACTAATAACCTTTTCACGACCTGCTTTTTGAACTGCAAATGTTACGTCTTCAAGTTGTACGTCATAGCTATGAGAAATAACTTTTCCCTTATGACGTACACTGAATAGATGTTTATGTAGGTTGTAGTAGACTTCTACTCGCATTGAATCATCCTTTATTTGTTATCAAAACACTTTAATCGATAAACAAATTAATGTCAACTATTCTTTTTTCCCACCCAACTTCTTTGGCTCTACCGCATCAAGTCGTTTTTCAATTTCGTCTATCTTCTTTGTTATCTTTGGATACTTCTTGCGCCAAGCATCTTCTGGTTGTTCTAACCAAGTCCAACCGTAACGTTCTACAAGAAAATCAATTGCGTTATCTATCTTTGCATAACCCCAAAGACCAATGCGTGTTGTACTCAAATAAGCAAGTACAACTGCACCAAGTATTGATCCACCTATTGCAGTGTAAATCCACAACGTATCTTCCAACATTCTACTTAGCATTATTTTTCTCCGTGTATTTACAATAATGGTTCATACCGTGATCATAAGCACCGTCGAATGGCATTCCCTTTTTTAAAGCTCTCCATCTACCGCGCCACTTGTCTTTTATTCGTTGCCACTTGGTAAAATTTCTGATGTTACCGTAGTAGTTGATATAGCGTGGCGGCGCATTGTGTCTGTATCCCAACAGAGCAAATGGTACACAAGTAACCATATCGTTATTATTAACATGGCGATAATGAGGCGTTGTAATAGATTTGACAAATTTCCGTGTCCCTGTTCTTGGTGATCCATAGGTGAATAGCGCATCCACCTTCCCTTGCAATCTGCTACAAGCAATTGTTGCCATAGCACCACCTAGAGAGTGACCACAGATTAAAAATTTCTTACCTTCAAATTTAGAAGTATTTGCTAGAACTTGATCCCAAACTTTATTTACTTCTTCTTGAAAGCCGTTATGTACTAAACCAGCACCATTCTGCGCTTTATCTGGTAAAGCATTTAGGTCTGCTTTAATATCAGAGAACTCACCTGGTTCTGTTCCCCTAAAACATAAGACATTCTCTTCTTTATTTCCTATGATGTGTACTTGAGCGCCATCATTCTCAATAAACTTGTGTCTTGTGTAGCCTAACTTCTTATATTCTTTTTTGGCTTCTTTTGCATCCATATAAGCTATTTGAGCGCATTGCGCCATGATTGAGCATTTTTCTATCATTTTTTCCTGTCCTTTAAAATGTCTTTCATTACATTAGAAGCTGTATGCGTGAAAAATCTAGGTGCTATTGCATGGATCAATAACGTAGGAACGAGCAACTGTAACCTAACAGCGGCTTTAGTAGCACCCCATAGGTGACTAAACCTACTTTCTCCCACTTCTTCTAAATGTAATTTACATTGTTTACTAAACATTACTAATACTCCTACTATTTAGTTGTTGCTCTAAAAATACCATCCCAGTGTGGTGGTAAATCTTGAGTTGCCATGTATCCACAACGTTCAATCCAAATATCATAATATGCATCCATCTTGCCATTAAAACATCCCTTTAGTTGTTCACAAATAGTTATAGCTTCGCCAAACTTTTGTTCTTTATAACACTTGTGCATGAAGTTATGACTTAGTTGGTTTGCACTATTGAATGCCTTGTCTGACCCACTCAAGTCTAGTGCTGTGTATATGTCCAACCCAACTGTCTTTCCTTTTACTGCAAGACAATCAAGTTGAAGGTAGAAGAAATTTTTCTTAGTGACTTGGTATGTTGAAGGTCCGATAATCAATACAACACCATATCCTTTACAAGCACTTTCTAATCTAGCGGCTGTAGATACCGCATCTCCTAGAATATCGTAACTATGTCTCGCAGTTGAACCCATCTCACCAATGTAACCAAGTCCTGTATTAATACCTGCACCCATAGCAACAGGTGGTTTGCCAGCAGCGACAAGTTTAGCGCTAAATTCATCTACCGCCCTCAACATACGAAAACATGTTTCGACACCATTTTTAGGATGTTCTGGGTCATTGATAGGTGCGTTGTGAATGTGCATAGAGGCATCGCCAATGTACTTAATGATCATTCCGTTTGCGTCTAAGACTGGCTTAGTAATTGCATCCATGTATCCGTTCATTACATCTGTAAGACCTTTTACATCATCACCAAAGCTTTCGCCCAATGGAGTGAACCCACGTAAATCGCTGAATACGATAGACACTTCTTTCTTAACACCTTCTTTAATAAGAGAAGGATTTTCTTGTAACAGGCGTACTACTTCTGGGGAAGCGTAACCTGCGAATTGTTTTTTGATTGCTTGCTTCTGTAAAAACTCATCTACAAACCTGAGTACATACTGTACAAGACCAACGAGCAAGAGCATAGCAGAGATGGTAACACCATCAATAAGAATATTCGAAGTAGTAAAGACATAGATGGAACCCCCAATAAGTCCAGTGATTGTCATGACAAAAACACCAAGACCTATAAAAGTCCAATATGATAATAAAATTATGATAAGCCCACCTACAACCAATGCGGCTAACTCGCCCCATGCTTTCGCATCTGCATCTCGTGTGATGTTGCTCTCGTTAAATACAGTACCAAGCATTGCGGCTTGTATTTCGTGTGGGAATACAGAACCCATTGCTGTAGCAACTGGCTGAGTAATACCTGATGCAGTCGTACCTACAAAAACAACAGCACCACCAAAGTCTTCTGGCATGTCCATCAGACTTACTGATTTATATCCTTGTGACCAATCTATCCATACTTCACCACTCTCGTTAGTTGGTATCACACCAAATTTTGGTATTCTTAGTTTATCTACGCCTAGTGGGGATAGCTTGATTTGAAAGCTTGGATCACCTGCAAGAACACGCAATACTTCCATTGTAATGTTTGGATATAAAGTACCACCACTCTCAAAGACTAAAGGTGCGCGTCTAGTAACACCATCTATTTCGGGGAAAGTGTTGATGATTCCTGACCCCATTGCATTAGCTTCAAGGCTTGGTATGTTAGCTGTGATCCCAGGTACACTTGGAATGAGATGCATATAATCGCTATTAATAATAGCGGCTCCCGGATTAATTGGTTCATTTTTATTTTCCTCAGTTCCTAGCATTGTTAAAATAACGGGGGATAAGTATAATTCTTCTGAAAGCATACCATCTTCGCCTGATCTGTCTTCTTCACTCATAAGAACATTAAACACTACAAGCCCAGCGCCTCTACTGTATAGTTCTTGTATTATCATTGCATAATCGCCACGGGGGAAAGGCCATTGACCATATTCAGTCAAAGACTCTTCATCTATATTGACAGTATATATATTGTTTGGAACTGTTTCTTGATTTACGATCAACTGATCAAAGAAGCGTAATCTAAGACTTTCTATAATGGGTGGATTGATTGTATATAGCCAAGCAAAAACGCCTAACATAGTTACTGCCCATATGGGCGAAAATAATATCTTTCTCACTCTGTCAATTCCTTTTGATTAACTGGATTTAACATAGTATCCCATTTAGTACCTATACTTTCCCAGTATTCTTCACTTGGACTAGGATTTACAGAAAGAAACCACCCTAATAAAACAACCACCAAGATTGGTAAATATAAAAATTTATTCATTATCCTCTTTACAATCACACACGGTACACACATCATTAACACATTCATTACAATCTGGTCTGTAACAATGACATTTATGACCACATTTTTTACATGTCCTTGGTGTTCCTTGCATTTATGCCCCCAATTTATTTCTATTTATATTAATTCTGTGTCATGTTAACTGTACAACCATTTGAATTTGTACAATAGCTTGTGATGTTTGCTGAGTTGAGTGCAGTGTCTTGCCAACTACTCCCTAGTTGTTGAACATTAACACTGACAGCGCCACCACCATTAGTTACGTCTACATTAGCAACATTACGCATTGACCTTTGGTATACTATTACACTATTGTCATCACCAGTTACACTGATGTTTGCTTCGACTTCTCCATAACTATCACTTTGGTGTTTTACTGTATTATCATCACCGTCAATCTCAATGTTGCTTTGTTTAAGTCCACCCCAATCCATATTACTATATGAATGACTTCCGTTACTTGGGTTTGAAAAGATGCTTTGTGCTTTATTGCGGTCACCAACAATATCAATATTGGTTATATTTTCATTAGTATTATTTTGTCCAGTTGCATGTGCTACGACAACTGTATTATCGTCACCAACTGTACTACTTGTTACAGTAGAATCATCACTTGCAATACCATCTGCCCAACCATGTGCGTTGCCGTTCATATCTGTACAATTTGAATCATTGTTGATAGCACAATACTGAAAGTAGTTGTCACTACCATCTTGAACCACAGTCATGGTAAGATCATCACCAACTTGGTTGATGTATATTTCATTAGCACTACTGACGTTGGATAATGTCAATAGTGTTACTGCCAACGCCAATGCGATAGTCAAGTACCGTGCCATCCTGTTGCTCCAAATTTAAAATGTAACCATATCCTTGGTTTAAATACAAATCTACAGTGTGTTGTAGTGATTTATCTATCCTTTGAAAGTGGTAGTTTGGGTCTTCGTCTTCTATTAATATGCGTGTTTTAGGATCATACCCAAAACCTTTGTCTCTAAAAAATTCTAAATTCTGTTTATCTAATTCCGACTTTAATTGATTTGCGAGTGCTAGGGCTAACTCATCAAGGATGTCATTCAAAAGTTCCTCAAGATAGAAGTCTGCGTCTTTTAAATCAGTGTTCCATATATCAGCAATACTATCCACAAGTTCATCAGTATCTAAAGCATCGAAGTCTAAGAAGTCTACTGAAAGAGCATCTGTATTTTCTATCGTTTCCCCTTCCATTGGGGGTGCTTCATCGTATGGCGTCCTCTCTCTCAAAATAAGAAGACTTGTAATATCCCTCTCACTTAGATCAAGTATTCTAGGCGGTAATGGTTTATTAAAAGAACTCTTAACCATCGTAGCTTGAAATGCTTGGTTCATTATTACGTAACCCACATCAGTCTCTACAGATATTTCGCCAGTTACACAGTTTCCCCCAACATCACAACTTGGAAGTAATGTAACCATAGTCTTGCCTGATTCATCAACAACCATAATAAAGTCTGTACCTCTAACACCAATCGTCGCTGCTGGTGTTTTAATACTTACGTTTCGTCTGTTTCTTTTAGCTATCTGACCACTGGCATACCTAACCGTACCCAAAGTAGTCCTAAGACTTAAAGCACCTTTACCAGCACTAGGGTCATAGACAAAATCGTCAATCAATAGACGTGTATGTGCCTTGAGGTCAACAAGCGTCTCATCAACAAAGCTGATCCGCATACTTCCCCTTTCGGTTATGGCTGTGTCCATAGATTGAACGCCCACGCCTTTACCACCATTAATGACGTCATCGTCTCTTTCGAGAACACCAGAGCCATTAAATTTATCTATCTTACCTGCATCGCCATATATTAAGGTAGGCGTCATGATTAATACAATCACCAATACAGTCTGTTTGATAAATTGCAATTGCATTAATCACTCTGCGTAATATCGACATCGTGTGAGTCTCCATTAAATGTAGCTACGACTTTATTATCATTAACTCCTGATTGAGTTATGTCGTATGTACTACCACCACCAGTAATTCCAAGAGTAATTACGTTACCATGTGTAGCCGCGCTGTTAGCACTATCAATAGTAACTGCAACACCCTCATCACTATCAGCACTTGTAGTTGCCAAACTTGTTGAGTTGTTTAATGTTACGGTAATGGCTGATTTTTGTCCATCAACAGTTGTATCAATGATGTTGTTGTCACCAGTCACTGTAAATGCAATTGTACTGTCTTCAGCATCATCAGCACTACCTATAGAGAACGTGTAATCGTTTTCATCCCCTGTTGTGGTAATATTCAAAGTTACATCATCACAATTTGCTCCACCAGTACCGTCACAATTTAAGTCTACTACGTTGTAGTTACCAGTAAATACCCAAGTACCTGTGTAAAAGTCGCCGTTAATAGTAGCCGCAATATCATTGTTGTTTCCTGTTTGGGTGATGGAAAATTCCATAGTATCACCAGTTAGAGCAACGCCAGTTGTGGCATCACCAAATTCGTTGTCTGTTCCGTCTTGTACAATGTCCAAGTCTAAAGTATCACCAGATTGTGTGATGTATATATCGTTTGCTAAAACACTTGTTGTCATAATGAAAATGGACGAAACCGCGTATATGAGTTTCTTAATAAACATTAATTTGCTTCTTTCTTTTTAAATTTCCATAAGTCTTTGTCTATACCTTCGTATACTAATTCTATAATCCCCTGTTCAATCGCCGCCCTTACGGCATAGTTTACAGGTTCATTCACTGAATACCCATTCTCAATTTCCAAAGATTTAGTGCCTAAGTCTAAAAACTTAAAGACGTCAGCCCCAGATCGATAACTCGCCACTGTCTTTTCAGTAGCAATACTAATTAACACTTTACCAGAAGATACGCTTACTAGACGCATGACAACAGTTACTGTGTCTATTCTATATTCTGTTGAAGCACCTAATCCCATAAATCTAACACCAACACCACCAACGGCTGTGTTACTGTCATAACCAACAATACCACCTTCTAAAATTAACCCTGCAAATATTAGAGGTTTTAAAGGCTCTGCTTCTTCATCATTTTTATCTTTATATATTTCTCGTGTGTTTCTAATTAACTGTCTTTCTTTAATCAAGTTGTCCATGCCAACACGCTCAACTACGTTAAACCAACCTCTATTACCCACATCTTGCAATGCTTGTATTACCCATGCCGCACTACCCTGAGTAACCGCACTAGATAAGTTGGCAACACCATCGCCAGGTTTTCTTTGCCCAGTCATGTCGTTAAAGTTGTATAAAGCAATTGGTATCAGTTCGCCATCTAAGGCTGGAACTGCTTCTAACCTACCTTGAATAGGACTAGGTTGATTGATAGGTGATTTGTTTATTTGACTTAAAACTTCAAGACTTTTTTCTGTCGCACAGCCAGAAAGTATTAATAGTAAACATGTTGTGAAAACAAACTTCATAAGCCTAACCCCCACATCCATATAGGTATAACTACTACGTGCAAGCCCACACATAAAGCTACCATAAGCCATACTATTTTCATATTTCCTCTATCACCGTGCATCAGAAGTTAAACTCCCCTAATCCTGGGATTGTTATTTCAGTAAGGCTACCATCTTCTTCTGTGATCGTTAGAGTAATAGAACCTGTTGTAGTATCCTTTTCCCATGCAATTGTACTACCTTCAATTTCAGCCGTTCCGCTATTTGGACATGTTTCACTTGTGCAGTCTGCAAACATTGAGTCTACTAGTTGTTTTGAAATTGTTGCGTATATTCTTGATTCAACATTCTTCAAGAACTTATTTAACGTAGAGTTTTCTAATTCACGCTCAATACGTCTTTCTTCCGCTTCTGCGGCTTCTTTGATTTCTTTTTTTCTGTTGAATGTAAGTTGTTCTATACTGAGAATGTGTGTTGAATAGCCTTGTCCGTTAAATGAGGGACTCTTGAAGCCCCACTGCATCGGACTTGCCAGTGCTGTGTTAGTTATCAGTAGTAGCGTTGTCGCTAGTATTATCTTCTTCATCATCTGCCCTGCCTGTTGAGTTGAAACTCTTTCTTTCAGACTTGAACTCATTAACTAATCTATGCAATTCATCCTCACGTTGAGGGTTTAGTTTAGCTCTGTATTCAAGTACCATTGAAAGTTTGCTGTTTAACCTTATCATATCATTATCAAGCATACGGACACGATCAACCAATTTGATTAACGTGAACATGGCGTCACCGATAACAGGTTCAATAGTCTCTGTCACCCATCGCCAGATGAAGTAAATGAAATAGCCCATGCCTATCGCCGCCACTATAGGAAAACCATAGTCACTTATTGCTTGGGCTAAATCGAACTGGGCTATTTCCAATCCTACTTCCTCTACTTTATCTATCTCTCACGGCTCCTTCAGCCTCAGAAATCTTCACTAACCATCCGCTTTCGTTTACACGAAAAACATCACCTGGTTTGTAAAGCCAATAATCTTTTTCAGTGCCATCTTTTTTGACACCCATTACTTCACCTTCCCACTCGCCTTCGACTTTAAAGTTGTGACCAGATTGATTTATATTGTAATCCATCCAAAACATCACTTAACCTCATCAATCAAATCTTGCAAAGGGTTGCCGATATGCTCAAAGTAGCCATTAGCGCCTACTCTAAACTCATCACCAATTTTTAATTCCACATCATCAATAACGAAAAACTTATCGTCTGTGTTCTTTCCATTGAGAATACGAAATCCATTACTAAACTTAGATAGTACCAAATTTTTCCATAACATTAGTCTCTCCTTGCATCGTCCTTGCCTTCGTTAGCCGCAATACGATCAATATTAGGTTTGACGTTTAAAGCATAACTAAGAAGTGCATCAATTTTCACCAAATCATTATTCATAGTCTGAACTCTATTGTCCAAACCAGTCATAATGTTCTTCAAAGAAGTTACGGAATCTGAAACACTTGCTAAGATG